TTTGAAACAACCGATTTGGAAAGGTTGATTTCAACACCTAGCTGTTTCATTATCTCTAGATAGTGATGGGCGACGAGAGAGTCAAAAATGACTATATCATCTCCCAGCAACTCGTACATAGTAAACCATATAAATGGTTTAGTAGGGTACGCTAGACGATAAGCTCATTGGACTATGAAGTGGTGTGTAACCGCCAACATAGCTCAAGAGGAGTAAGCTCCCATTGGTTGACCTACCGAGTATCGATAGTTTCCAGGCGCAATATTATACGCCTTTAACTTCGGACTAGGAGGTACCAAATAATCTCTTCCAATCAGTAGCTCAGCCCATAACTTAGATTGTTCTTCCCCAAAGAACCATTTAAGAATGGCCTGCTGGAGGCTCATAGGAAGCCGATCTGTCGCGGACGACAAATCGTAACCATATGAACATCCTGCTATCTTCGCCTTTTCCTGAGCTCGAGCAAAGCTCGCCTCTTGGTCAAATGTCCCATCATTAGGTAGGACACGAAGAAGCTCAAATAACCATTGGTGTAGTCCATACAATGCAGATTGTGTTAAACAATCTACCATTGCAAAGACTCGCAATTTTCCAGCTGCCTCTTCCTTAAAAGACAGCTTTCCAAGTGGCATAGTCTCATTATGGACTATAGACCAACCAAATTGGTCAATGGCCTGTTTGGAAAGCGACTCTAATGTCAGTAATTGTGATCTCAAGAAATAATTCTGAGTCACAAGTACGTATTGCATTAGGGGATCCCAGAGGTTACGCTCTTTCAAGATCTTAGGTAAACCTAAGATTTTGGAAAAACTCACTTTGGAATCGCTACTAGCTTTCAGTATCGGTAAGATTCCCTGTGAACTTACCGGCATCTCTGGCAAGTGCATCTTCTTAAAGAAATCTTGATATAAAACCATACCTTTCGGTACGTTTTCTATAAGATCGCTTAAATAAGAAGCATTACCCGAGAAAGGATCTGTGATTGTATTTAACTTTGACTTCATCGGGGCCTTTATGACCCTGTAGATCGAAAAGAATGTCAATCACAATCTGATGACTGAATAGCCACCAGAACGAATTGCAGTCCTATCCCTAAGCCCAATAAATCTAGGTAAACCTGATTTAGTAAGTCTAGGAAGAGGCAAGTCCGGCTCTAACTCTCTTAAAGAGGAAAGAGGCTGACCTGCAACGGATTTCTGAATTGCCAATTGGCACGCTTTGAGATATTTTACAACATACGTAACACCATGACGTCTAGACATGACGTAAAGGTAGTTACCAAAGTTCGTAAATAGTCTAACTCTTGAGTGTATCTTGGCTGATGTGGAATGTAAGGAAAGACTAACTAGTCTAAATCCAAATTTTCCAATCAGCCCCGAAAATCATTGCTGATTTAAGGGCGAGATCGCTTTAAAAGTTCGTGAACGCACATTCTTTAAGGCTCCACCTAGTATTTTACCAAAAGATCGAGTTATAGAAACTTGTTTCATAATAATTAAATACATAGGGGGGTCGCGGGGATTCAATGGGAGGATCAGACTAACCATCATTGCGGTTACTGTCACTTCTTACGAGGGTTGCTCTAGTCACTCTTTTCAGAGGATTATACGACTACTACCCCAGCCACCATTTCAGGTGACTGTTTCCCAGGCGAAGCAATAACATGGAGTCACATTACTGTGATATCCAATGAGCTAGCGAAAGATTGAACGTGAACCTTCAAGGCTGCGCTGTTCCGTTAGGGACGCCAGACCAAGAAGAGTGCCACTCCGGAGTTAGAACAACTTGAAAATAAAGTTGTGTCTAGTTACTCCATTAGCCACTTAATGTCAATCCCGGGATCGGTTCTCTTTTTCAAGACCGTGTTCGGTGATCTATTCATTAAACAACTAAATGTTTTCTATCCTATGCTTTCATCCGCGAGACATCATAACCGAAAGGTAACAATGCCGCACGAAAGATCTCCGAGAGAAATCTCCGAGTTGCTAGTAATAGCAGGTAATCAAGACTAAAGTAATTTAGCCTTGCCTTAGGGCCCCAACATATCGGGCCCCCTTAAGTCGTGACATCAAGAGACTTGATC